TGCATTGCTTGGAGTTATCGGAACGAGCAGTCTTAACGATACTGGTTGTTGGTGGGATGGTGCAAAAAACATTTTACGAGGTCATATAATCCAAGGAGCAAGAGAAAAGGTAGCTGGAGATGGTTTTCATTTAGTTAAAGGTCAGATAGGGTTCTTTGATGATATAGTAGCGGTTGATGGATTATGTATGATAACGTTAGGCAAATATTTAAAACAAAGTGGAATAGATATTGACATACAAACTTATTCAGGAAACCATTTTTATGATCTTGATTTGTGTATGTGTTATTTATCTAAAGGATTTAAGGTAGGGATAGCAGATATTTTAGTCTACCATAAATCGGAAGGGGAAAGCAACCAACAAGAGGAATGGACAAAAGATAGAGATTCTTTTATTAATAAATGGAAATCTAAAGGAGTCGAATTTCCTGTAACGGTTGAGAGTATGAAATCATGGAGAGAAAAGAATAATATTGTAACTCCAGACCTTAACAAACAACCTCAAATTATAGAAATCGAGATCTAAAATGGATAAAAAAGAATTGATTGATTTATTGAAGAAGTGGCAGGATGTACACACTAATATAGAAAAAATGATTATCGATCTTGAAAAAGCTTTAGCGTGTGATATTGTTGACAGTCAGCTATACAATATTTCATGGAAGAACTATGAGATATATACAGAAACAATTGCTATAATATTAGCTAATCAATTCAATAAGAAAGTTGTTGATGTTTTAGATTGGTTGTCGTGGTATTGCTATGAGAATGATTTTGGTAAAAGAGGGTTTGAGGCCAAAGCTGGTAATTGGAAGAGAGCAAAGAAAATAGGAAATCTGGAATCACTTTTAAAAATCATTGAGGCATAGATGAATTTATTTGACCATCTAAAGGCTATAACCAATCCAAAAGCAGATTTAGATTTCTCTGATCCTGCTGTAGCAAAAGATTATGATTGCTATATGATGAATCGATATATTTCTATGTGCGAAACATTTCTTCCTATTTGTGCGCAGATGAATATGTTTGAGGTTCCTAAAGCACAACATTACAACTATTATAAATCATTATTGCCACAGCGTCAGATTTTCTTCCAGTATATTAAGAAAGAGAAAGATTTTACTTGGGAAGAGAAGAAAATATTAGCAAAACACTTCGGAGCAAATTTAAGAAAAATTGATGATATGATTGATATGATGGATGAAAAAGAAACTAAAGAAATCTTAAACATTTATCGAGATCAAGACGGGGGATTTTCTTATGCAGAATAATGAACAATTCGGGCGTAAACCAAAGAAAGTTAACGAAACTCTAATTCATAAACAACAGACTATTGAAGACCAACACATTATTAGAAAGGTACAGATTGATTATGGAAATTCAAAAAAAGATTAAATGTTTGGCATGTGGTACTATTATTATTGTAACAGAAGGACAAAATACAAATTGTCCCTGTAAGAAAGTAGTAATAGTTGAGGGACATATCCAAGGAAATATTGGTACAGATTATGTTGATGTTTCACCTATACTCTTGAAAGAATAATCAATGGAAACTAAATATTTGATTCTTATATCGGGGAAAATGCAAACAGGTAAGAATGCGTTTGCTGATTTGTTTGAGAAGGAATGTTGGACGAAGGATTATGATGTTAAGATGGATTCCTTTGCTTCTGTTCTAAAAGAATGGTGTTGTGAGGAGTTTAAAATATTAACAGATTATCTTAATTCTTTTAGTGATGAAGTTAAGGCGAATATTCCTTTCTTTGGTGATATACGCTTTGAACAGACGAAAGATGCAATTCATAATGTGATAAATAAGATTCAAACTAAAAGAGATAATTGGTTTAACGAAAAGAATGATATTACAAGATTGATATTGCAGGTAGTCGGAACCAATTTATTTCGTAAGCACGTTGATAATGATTTTTGGATTAAGGAGTTGATTAAGAAAGTAAATAAATATCAAGAGAAATATGTTATTGTGACAGACGCAAGATTTCCAAATGAGATAGATCTTCCACATAAGCTTATTGAAAATCGAAGAATCATATCTATAAGGATGCAGAGAGATACAGCACAAACATCAACACATCCTTCTGAAACTGCTCTTGATACATATGCGTGGTTTGATTATACAATTGAGAACAATGGAAATCTTAAGATGCTTGAAGATTCAGCAAAGACGGTTTTTAACGACATAGAATCAACACTAACATTATAAATATTAACATAGGAGAGTTTATGGAACAGGAAAGTCAGTCAATAGTTTTTGCGGATGATAAGATGACAGTTGAGAATGTAACATCTTATATCCCAACAGGTAATAGAATCATTGGACAAGTTATTAACGATCCTCGAAAAGAAAAGATTCTTAAGAGTGGTATTATCCTTCCCAATGATATTCTCGGTGGTAAAGATCCATATATTACTGTTAAAGCAATTAAAGTTGGAAGAGGAACAATGAGTCATAATGGTATCGTTCCTTGTGAAGTTAATGTTGGAGATTTGTGTCTTGTGTTTAACGGTAAATGGTTTGAGCTTAAAGAAAAACCAGTAGTCGATGAAAAAGGCAATATAAAAGACGGTGACTCGTTTGTAATTTTCTCTGAGAACGATATTGTTGCGCTCTATAAGGATCGGGAAAAGGAATAAGAACATGGGTAATTTTCTTGGATTCTATTATGGCAAACCAGTATCTCCTATAGTTAAGGGAAAGAGTGGAACAATTGCTATAAAGGAATCAGAGTTTAATATTCTTGTAGAGAAGCTCGGTAAAGATTATAAATATATAGTAGAGACAGAAGAGTTTAAAAACAGTTGGGGGTATGGATATAAATACTCAATGGAAGATAGTTATTTACTTCTTCTTAATAAATACAAGGATGAAATAGATAATGATGATTCTTTAGTTTATTTCGATGACGAGAACTCTTTCTCAAGAATCCAAGAAAATTTTCAAATTAATAGCACAGATAAACAATATAAGACCCTAGAGGAGATTTAATTATGAGCTTTAAAAACCATCTTTTATGTGAATCAGAAACAAAAGCACTTGCAGGAAAATTTGAGAAACTCTGCAAAGATATCGAAGGCAGTCTTGAAGATGTTGCAAAATTTCAGGAGCTTGATTCGGTTGTAGAGACAGGAAACATCAATGTTCTTTCACAGCTTAATAAACTCAAAGCAGTCCTTGGAGATGCCTGTAAAGAAATCTGTACTCTTGTAGCAATGGTATCTGTCAAAGAAGAAGTTCCAGAAAAACAAGAAACCAAGATGGCAGATTACCTACAGAAAAAGGATTAACGAATGATAAACATTCTCGAAGACCTCGAAAGATTTATAGAAGCAGAAGTAGAAACTCCAGTTCCCGAAACAGAAACTAATGTAGGGGATGCTCCTGTTGAAGACGATGGAGTACTGAAGATTACTTTTAGTGATCTTAGTGATACCAAGCAATCAGAGATTAAAGATAAACTACTTAAAGACATGAACGCTACAGATGATATTTCTAAAAGTAATTTAATTAAAACATTAAATGCTACACCGATCTTTGATGGAACTGTAGCTTCTTTTAGAGATCAATTAGGATTAGAAAACATTTAAAAATAACTCCACTTTTATTATTTTGCGTTTCTTCTAAATATATTTGAGAGAGGATGGAAATTCTTCTGTCCTCTCAAATCAAAGGGAAATATCGTGCAAACAATTTTGATGATTATAGGTTTGTTGATGGCAGGTTTTATTTCATTAATATTTCTTTATGTCTTTATAAAAATCATACAGGCTTTAAATGGTTACTACGAAGAAGATGATCCCGCCCCGAAAAAAATAGATCTTCCATCCTTCCAATCTGGTATGAGTCAAGGTCTTTTCTTAATTCAAATGGGTATATATAAGATGTGGGTTGATGGTGGAGAAACTGTTATTGTCGGCTCCTTCGATAATGTACAAGCAGAAATCCAACAAAACATATCACAATTCATGCAAGACAATACAAAACTAATAGAGTGGAATCAAAAGCTTTTAAAATACGCAGAAACAAAGAAAGATACGCCAAAATGATAACAGCTATAACTATTGTACAGTCTATTTTATTTCTTTGGATTCTAATAGAAATTATTATGCTTAGAAGATGTAGGCAAGCGTTTGAAGAACTTATATTGAAGTTTGTAGAAGTAGGACAAACTCTTTATGATAGACTTGACACACACAATAAAAAGCTTTCCGATAATATTGGTGGTCTTGGTAAATCAGTACAAAGTTCCTTGTCATTGAAGAACGATGTTAAAGTTTTAGAAGGAACTGTTAAAGACCTACAAGGAATTTCTAAATATATAAGAACTAGCGCATTAAAAGAATTTAAAGACGTTGAAGATGGAATTAAAAAACTTAAGAACATTGTGAAGGAGAAATAGTTCATGTCAATGATAGATTATAAATGTAATGAATGCAGCTTTGTTGACGAGTACATGACTGGATTTTCTGCACCAAAATGTATGCAGGTTCCTGATGTATGTCCTGTTTGTAAAAAAGGTATTATGGATAGACAATTCTCCTTGAGTACAAATGTTGCTTTAAATTTTATAGGTAGTGGTTTTTACTGCAATGATTACGGAAAAAAGAATATTAGAGGAAGATCACAATCAGAACAAGCAGATATTTTAAATGGAAAGAACCCATATTAATGATATAATAAAGATATGAATAATAAAAGAAAAATCTTGACAACTAAAGAAATAAACGGTATACTATTACTACGAATGAAAGGGAAAAATGCCAAGGATACACATAGCAGACCTAGAAGAACTAATGGACGAAGACGTTGAGTATGTTGATAAGAGAGAAGTAATCCGAGAAAAAGAAGCTAAGAATCGTTTCAAAGATAACATAGCAGATAGGAAACAGGATGTCTAAACATAATGCTAAAGCTCTCCTTACAGAACTATTACAATTTTATGCGAGTATTCCAGACAGTAGAGAGAAACATGAATTGGATAGAATAATAACTATGATGAGACTTGGCAAATCCGATCTCAAAACAATTCTTTTAATTATTAATAGAAACTTAGATAGAGAAAAATCCTCAAAAGGAAATAAAACAGTAAGAGATATGAATATTCAAATTTGGAGTTATATCCTTTCAATTCTAACAAAATATTTAAGGAGTTCAAAATGAAAAAGCAGTTGAGTTTTAAAATGTCTGTTCCTGTTAATACTTGTGTAGACGTTGATACTGAAATTGATGTTGATGTTGTTGATCTGATGGATAATCTGGACGATGAAGAAATTGAAGAATATTATGAGCAGAGATTTGGTGCTAAAGAAACAGAATATGATATTAAAGAAATGACAGACGCATATTTTCATGGTTCATTGGATCTTTCTAAACTATTTAAAAAACTTGGAAAGAAAGTTGTACTCGAAATTCTTGAAGAGATCTAAAATAAAATGCCAACGAACTGAGTATAACTATTCAGTGTTGGAAATGTAGTCCCACTTTAATTGATGGAGGATTGTTTATGAAGTTGACACCAGAACAGAAGAGAGCAGTAAAGATTGCAGAAGCTCGTCAGAAGATGTTTAATCGGAATGAAAAGATCCGAGATATGTACGAGACAGGAAAGTATTCCCATCGTACTCTCGCAAAGAAGGTAGGTCTTTCAAAGTCTCGTATTGGTGAGATTCTGTACTAACCATTTGAAAGGAATTAGACAAGATGATTTAACGATTGTCTTGTCTAACTTTTATTATGAAAAAACCAAAAAATCTCGAAGAAGTAATTAAACAAAAATATTCTTACATGGATCTTCCAAACTTTGAATTTGATGCAGGATGGAATAATCTAATAGCTGATCTGTGTGAGGAAATTTCGATTGCTGACAAAAGAAAAGAAGTTAGAGTTCAACAAATTAAAGAAAAATATTCTACTCTTAGGTTCTATACTAACAGCAGACTGAAAAGAATAAATAATATTATTACTAGGTATGAAAAGATATCAGCTAATACATGTGAGGTTTGTGGCAATGCAGGACATATCAGAGTTCTAAAAAACTTTCCTTGGTATAAGACTCTTTGCGATAGACATACAAAGAAGCTCGGATATATTGATATAAAAGAAAAAGCCAAAAGAAAATCAAATAAAGAATAGCATCATATCATGTTACGAAAAAAGAATGTGATTGATTTCTTATATAATGTTATTGAAGATGAAGCTATTGAGATATATCCATTCGTTAAATATGAATCTATGGATGAAAGAATTCCCTGCGCAAATAAAATATCGCACATACAAGCAGATTCAAATGTTAGAATATGTCAACTATCTTTAAATCGTAAATATTTTGGGGTTAAAAAAGACTCCAATTTTCTTAAAGCAATATTATTACACGAAATAGGTCATGCTATAATGTGTAATAAATCCAAGATTGACAATGAATTATTTGCACATATGTGGGCCATTAAAAAGGCAGATAGCCTAAAATTAGATAAAGTAGTTCAACAATTGATTATTATGATTTTAGAATGGGGGGAATGTTCATATAATGATTATAAAAGTCGTAGATATATAATGGCATGTAGAAAATTTATGAAGATAGTACATATATAATTTAAACATTACTATTTATAAGAGATGTTCATATAAAACATATATTTTTTAAATTCATGAAACTAATAGGTAAAATATTATGATGCAAGTAGACGAAGAAAGTCATCATTGGAGTTCTATAGAAATGTTTTTGAATTGGTTGTCTTTTATTGAAGATGGCACACTACAACAGAAATTAATTAAAGATTATATTAAAAAAGGATTTGAAAATTGTTTGAAGTTTGGTTATGATATAAGAAAATTTAAAGAAGATCCGCAGTTAATAATCTCAAATATTATTAAAAGGAGAAAATATGAAAATCTATAAGTCTACCGATAATAATGGAATCTCATCTCATTTTGATTGCTATACCGATGTTCTTGAGGAATTTAAAATGTTCTTGGATAATGCTCTCGAAGGTGATGTAATGTCCTATGAGATTATTGATATGACCGAAGAGGACTTTAAATCTCTCCAAGCATAGCACATAACTCCAGAGCGACATCTACAATATCAATTCCAGATTTCTCAATGTTTGGTGCAGTATTAGATCTGGCAACATAGTCATTTTCTGAAACTTTGTAGATACGTCCTATTTCTTTGGTTCCTTCAGTATTGATCAAAGAGAAAGACCATACATTTTCCATGACAGGATCGAATTGTATGCGAGTATTCTCATCGATCTTATATAGCTTATCGGCTTGTATTTCTTCGTGATCTATAGATTCATTTATATCTTTATATTCTATTGGATCAAAACTAAAAACCGACTTTGGTATCTTAAGATCTTTAATTATATTCAATCCTTCATAATCATTGTCCATAGCATCCCAAACAGTATAGCTTCCATCATTTCTAACAGCGAATTTTTCATTGGTTTTTTTAGAAATAACATAATACAATCCACTTTTAGAAGCATATTCCATGAAGTCAATATTTCCCCAAGTAGTACACCATTTTGTATTTGCTCCATATTTACAAGATGCTCTAAAAGTTAAAGGCTTTACGACAATAGCTAAAGCATTTTCGTAAACTTTAATAGCTTCATTTTCTTTTATTTCAGTATCTTTTTCACTATTTGATTTTGTTTTTTCTGCTCTGTCTACTATTTCTTTTAATCTCATAGGATCTAAACTCATTAGGTCAACACCTTTAATTTTTTTCTTATCTGAAAGAATTTTAAATCTGTTAAGATAATCTTCTATGCCTATGGTATCTGTATAAGTAGATAATATTTTATTTTTAGCTTTAGTAATTGATAACTCAGATATCTCATTTAAACATCTATGAGTTCTTTTCAAATGAGAGAGTATGAGACGATCTTGTAGTGACATATTAAAATCTCCTTAATAGTTCTTCTTTAGCTTTTTCTTTTGTTAATTCAGCACCATATTCATCTTGTAAGTCTTTAAGTATTTTCATAGCTCTGCCAACTTCTGTTCCTGTCTTAAGTCCTAACAGAGTCATAACTTCATCGCCTTTTAAAACTGGCTTCGGTATCTCGGCTCCTGCTTCTTCAATCTTTTTACGCAAAGCAGGAATATTATCAGATGGAGGTATTTTTCCTCTCTCGTCTGCGCTTGCTAGATTTAAGATAGCAGTAACAAGTTCAGTACTGCCAACATCTCGAATAAATCTTCTGATAGTCTTAGCATCTGCATTTATCCGAAGTAACTCATATGGTCTCATGTGGTATTTAACAACAGTCTTTACCTTAGAAACTATATTGGGTTCTATATCATCTACAGCAAACATCTTCAATCTTTCTAAAGCCTCTCCTGCCATGATAGAACCAACAGAATCATGACCGTGTGAAATAATCTTATCGTCTTTGGTTGTCGTTACTTTTGCTTTGCCGACATCATGTAGAAGTGCGGCAAGCTGATTGAGTGCGCCCTTCTCGGCGTTCTTTAAAACCATGAGAGTATGAATATATGCGTCTCCTTCTTTATGATGTTCTGGATTCTGTTGAACACCTTTAAGAGCTTCGATCTCTGGCAGAATGTAATGCAACAATCCTGTCTCATCCATCATCTTGACAGCAGTATACATTTTACCTGCATTCATTATCTTAAAAAGTTCTGTGCTTATTCGTTCATTGGAAATAGATGTGATTCTTTCCACATTCCTCTTAATAGTTTCAATAGCGTCAGCAGGAGCAGTTAAATCATACTTTGCTTGGAACCTGATAAACCTAACCATTCTCAAAGCATCTTCATCAATGATCTTGTCAAATGAAACATCTGGATTTCCTCGGATAATTTTATTCTTAATATCTTCTTTGCTATATCCTGTCAAGTCTACTATTTCACCAGTAGTTAAATTCTTGATAAGCATATTCATTGTAAAGTCTCTGCGCTCAATATCTTTTTTAAGAGAAGCATACCGAGTCTCTCTTTGTCTGGAATTTCTATCTGGATAAAATTCTTCTTGAGTATCTGCAAATTCTATTTTAGCTCCAGAGGTTTTAAATGTTTCCCCTTTGTATTCAATATCGTCATTAAATACAATAGCCCAAATAGGATATGCCCCAAGTTGATATGGAGTTGTTACCTTATCACCTAACAGATCGTGAAGATAATGAGTCACCTTCTTTGCTCCGTCTTCCAGTTCAACAACAATATCCAAGTCATTCGGATTTATAGAAGGATCATTTAATAACTCTCTCCTATACTGATCCCTAACATATCCACCGACAGCATGAACCAAATTCTTATATGGAGTTGATGGCAATAGCTTCAATAGGAATCTTTCGACTTCTGTTTCGGCAGTTGCTTCAGTCAATAAGTGTGTTTCGTAAAATTCTCTAAAAGACATATTATAGCTCCATGTCTTCTATAAATTGTTTCGGTAACACTCGGAGTAATTCAGCTTTGTCATTATCTGATAACTCTAAAAATTTCTTCTTAAGTATCTTTCCATATGATAATGTATAGAATGGTTTGAGAAGCTCTTCTTTATCTTGAGACCTGTTAATAAAATATAGCATTCTTTTATTCCAGTATGGTTTCTCAAGCTTGAAATCAATAGATATTCCTTCATCATCTAAAACTCCATACGGCATCTCATTCAATACAAATTCTTGAAAATCCATAGTATTCTCCTACTCGACAACTTTAAATGTTGCATCTATCGCATTTACTGACGATGATTGCCGTGCTTTATCAATCATAGAAATAACTTGCTCGTGTGTTAGTGTTAAAGAGTCATCATTACTTTTAGCATTTGGAGTAGCTTTATCTTTCATTGTCTGCACCTTAAAACGACAATCAAATATGTTCTTATTGATTTCTGCTAACTCTCTATAACTCTCTACAAGAACACTAGCACACTGAGAATATACTTGATGGCTAAAAGTTTTGCTACCTATTTTTATATCATCTTGAAGTTTCTGCATTACCTGTTCAAGATTGCTAATGACCGAGCGAAGACCATTCTTTATTTCTTCTTGATCATCTAATATTATAGACCCTTCAGCTTCTTTTTTAGCAACAATAGATTTTTTAGCGGCAATAATCTCCAATTGTTTGTTAGCAACTGCCATGTCCTGCTCAAATGTTGTGTTAAGAACCTCTGATATCTTTTCCATTGATCCTTGAGGTTCCTTAGATTTAGATTCAATCTCTCCAAGAATTTCATTAATGTCATCGTCTTTCTTTTCTTCATCCATAATATAAACTCCTATTCAAATGTTGTTTATTCTAAACCAGAATTACGTTACCCCCTTCATCATATCACAAAACTATAAGAATAACCAAAGGTATATTCTTTTGAAGATGACCCACCCGCATTAGTAGCAGTCAACCTTACCCTTATTCTTCTAGCATTAACACTATAAAAGGGATCGGTAAAATGTTGGTGATAAACTGTAGCTATTAGAGAATCTAAAAAGACAAAATCTTGTGTCGTGCTTATTTGTTCAAAAGCACTTGTTGTATAATTCCATGCTTCCCATAACCAAGATGTCGGTGTGTTTGTTGAATAATCTTTTAGAGAAATATTTTCTGAATAAGCAGTAAAAAAGATACGGTCTTGCCCAAATTGACCATAATTAACATAACCAACTTCCCTCCATTTAAAATCAGCGACAGGAGCAGAGACAGGACTACCTTCTGTTGTGACTATTTGAGATGATTCTGAAGTCACATTACCAATAGCAGACAATGAAACAGTATATGAAGTATTATAGTCAGCATATGTATGAATTGGATTTTTATCTGTACTTGTATTTCCATCTCCAAAATCCCATAGATAAGAAACAATATAACCACTACTATTATTAATAAACTGAACATCAACATAATTTGAAATACTATATGTAAACGAAGAAATCAAAGCAATAGTATCTTGATAGCTTGTTCCATTTAAGAACCATACATATGATTGGTCAGAAGCTATTCCAGATACCGCTCCAGAAGTAAAGTAATCAACTGGAATAGCAGACAATGGGATATCAGCTACGGCACTAACATATGCTATTCCGATATTATTATATGTAGAAACTTTTACTGCTGTTGTCATTAGAAACTCCCAGAGGTTGCTATTGGATCTTCAGATGTATAGTAATTTGTTGTAATAGTTTTAACAATACCAGTACTTGATAGTGGACGATATAAGTATCCTTCAACTGATAGACCTATAGAAGCATCAGCAGTTTTATATCCACTTGAGTCCTTATCTTCATTTATATTAAAACCAATAGATGTAATAGATACTTTTAGATCTCTGGCAATATTAACATCATTGAATTCTTTGACTGATATTTGTGCGCAAGGATTAAAGAAGACTAAGAATTGTTCAATAATCTCTGTTAAATGTAGCCATGATTCTGTTTTTATTTCTAATGTATAATCATAATTGTATGGAGTTGGATTAAGATTAGTCAAGGAACTATCTGCATTTGTTCCTGACGTTTCTATTGAATACCTAACCCACTCTGTTATAGCATTTGAATCGCTTTGTCTTCGAGAATCATATGACATACCAGTAAAACTTAAATTAATTCGTGGTTTGATAACATAATATCTTTGATTTACTTCCGTGTTCTCAAAATCGAACCAGTGATTTACTAACCTAAACATATAGTCTTTTTCCGGGACATTAACAATACAAGGGACAGGAATAGTTTTAATAGGATTTCCAGAAGTGTCATAATTTACACAAACAATATCTTTTACAATATTAGCAAGTGCAATCGTAATATTTCGCATTGTGTGATTAAAAAAATATTGGTAGGCCATAAGTTAAGTCTCCTTCAACTATATTTATAATTGGTAGAGACTTTAATTTGCAGGGTGTTTAAATCGATTCCACAGGTCTTCTCTTTTTTGTAGAGCAGATTGAAAGTCTTTAGCAACATAAGCAGACCCAGTTTTCAAATCATCAAACCAGTATAGATTATATCGATGACCGAGATATCTTGCTTTTAATGCTCTAGCAAATTTCTCTCCATCATTATCATTCAATCCATTATCTTTTTCAAAATCTTCTATAGAAGAACTTGGAGAAATCGTGGACGTTCCTCCAAGTTCCATCAAAACATACTCTTTAAATGTTTGTTGCATTAGTCCTCCAAATATTTATTGCCTCTGTCAACCATAGCAGATTCTGGAAGTTCTTCAGGAAGTTCTTCTCCAAGATGATCAGCTACTATTTCTCCTTCAACTTTAAAACCCATCTCTTCGAGTTTCTTAAGATATTCTTCAGACTTTAATTCGTCAACAACACCACCAATAGTTGCCACACAGTCAGAAGGATTCTCTACAGTAGTCATATCAGCAGGTTGTCCTTGACATGTAATAAAAACTGAACATATTGGTTTACCGTCATATGTAATAAAATATCCATCATTGCCATCTGATTCCATTTCAAACCCAACATCAGTCATAGGAACAGCGGCATCCTCATCATCAATATCATCAGGCATATCAGCAAGAGAAGTTAACTGCTCTTCTGCGCCTTCCATACCTTCAACGGGTTCATCTTCTTCATAATCTTCTTTGAGGAATTTGTCAAGATCAATAATTTTAAAAGCCATAAAATTCTCCTTGTTATTGTTTATTTCTTTTTCCATGAGTTAACTAGTTTAATTGCTTCGGGGCTTGTAGCTTCTTCTACTTCTTCGGGGGTCTCTTCTTTACATTTAAGAGCATCGGTATATTCTGTAGGATTTAATTTAAGATGAGCAGTAACTATGTCCATGAGAAATTCTTCTTCTGTCATAGGTAATTCAAGTTTATTCTCATCAGCCCATACTTTAAATTTGTTATATAATTCTTTGTGGATTGCTTCATCTTCAAGACCTAATTCAATTTCTTTAGGATCGAATTCTTCTTCTACTTTATCTTCCATTGTTTCTGTAAAAAACTGTTGAAAACTCATTTGAGACCCCCGAATAAATGTTAGTAAATTTGCTTCTAATAGTATTTATAATTTCTACATCAAGATCGTTTATAATATAATATTTCTTTGTTGTCAATTATTGTATATTCTAAAACTTTACCTATCGTAGAATCTAACCATCTTAATAGAATAATGCTATCTTTATTATATTGTGAATGGATTCCTATTTTCTCTGATGGAATAAAAACTTTAGTGTGACACGAAGGACATAACATTATTCTATTATATGGTTTATTTGACCCTCTTTGAGACTTTGGTACTATATGATGATTTGCTATTTGTGTTCGAGAATCAGTGGAATACCTACAATTTGGAAATTCGCAATAAAACATTTAATTCTCCTTGACTTTGATATTGCCATTATTTATATTTAATGCAAGGAGATCATATGAAACGAACAATTAATATTGATTTTATCTGTGAAGATTATCAACCTCGTACATCTATTCATGATACTTTCAAAGCAACCGTTAAAGGTTCAGAGACTAAATTTCCGACCTTTACCGGCAGAGATGATCATGAGGTCATTGGAAAAGCTTGTATCTATTTGAATAATATAAAAGATGTTGATGGAAATCCTGAATACATAGCAGAAATTGATTATTCTGATGCGATAGTTGGAAAATTTAAAAAATAATCCTTGCTTTTTATTTGCGCATCATATATTTTGTTAGAGTTGATAAATTAAAGGTTCTAAACAATCATCAAAGGAGTCTCACATGACCACAGCAACAAAAATTAATCTCTCAAACACTTCAAGCCTTTCAGAAGCTTTGGAGACATTTAACTTTGAAGCGGTTCCTGTGGGATTGCTTCGTGCAGATGGTAAAGATGTAGCGTCTCATAAAGCCATTGTACGTTCCGATAATGGTTTGCAGCTTGGGATTGTCGGTAAAGACTATTCGATTATTCAGATGTTTGAAGCATCGGCAATGATCAAAACAATCTGCGAAGCTACCCCTGAAGCAAAGTTGAATCGTGCAGTGATCTTTGATGGTGGTCGCAGGTGTCATCTTACAGCTTCTATCGGTGAGTTCCCTGTGATTGGTGGAAAACTCGTCAAAGACTCTGTGAGAAAGCTCATATCAGTAGTAAATTCCTTTGATGGGTCGAGTGGTTATTCGGTGATCTTTGAGACTGAACGGGTTGTTTGCTCAAATGGAATGCGCAGGAAAGTCAAAGATTCTCAGATTTCTCTCAGGCACTCAGGCGATGTTGAATATAAAATGGTTCAGGCCATGCGAATAATGAACCTTGCACAGAAACACTTCGATGACTTTGCGATAACCTGCAATACACTTGCAAATCAGATTATGGACAAAAAACTTGTAGACGGTTTGATTGCCGCTGTTGTTGGAGAACTGGAATCAACTCGCTCAAAAAATGTAGCATCGGAAATCGAAAATCTTCTGAGCGGTGGTATCGAGACTTTTGGACAGACTCGCTACGATGCACTTAACGCCGTAACCGAATACTACGATCACCATGCAGGAAAAGATGAAGAGAAACGCCTTGCCTCTTCTATGATCGGCAACGGAATGAATAAAAAGATAACTGCACTCGAATATCTGATTCATGCTTAAGCGTCAACGACAAACTCGAAGGGTATTAAAGCCCTTCGAGTTAATTTTAGTATAGGAGATCGAATGATTTTAGTAGGCGATATACACGGACAATTTCATATTCTTCAAAAAATATTAGATATGAATAAGGATACTGTTATTCAGCTTGGAGATCTCGGAATTGGTTTCCCTGCAAAAAAAATAAATCCTTTATCTTTTTTCGATCTTAATCAACCATATACAATTTCTTATCTAACTAATTTTGAACATGAAAGACTAAAATTTTTAAGAGGAAACCACGACTCACCAAAGCTATGCAAGAAACATCCAAATTATTTAGGTGATTATGGGATGTTTAATAATATGTTTTTTGTATCTGGTGCTTGGAGCATTGATAGAGAATTTAGAAAAGAAGGAGTTGATTGGTGGGCTGATGAAGAACTATCAATAATCAAATTAAATAAAATGCTTACTTTGTATGAAAAAGAGAAACCAGAAATTGTAATAACTCATGATTGTCCTCAAAGAATTCTATCAATTATGTATTCTCAAATTCATCCTACAAGAACTGGACAAGCCTTAGACTCTATGATGGATATTCATCTTCCGAAATATTTTTACTTTGCTCATCATCATAAAAGCTTTACATATGTGTATAAAAATATCTGCACCTTTCAATGTCTCAATTCAAACGAGGTAACAACAATATGATAATCACACAAATATTAGTTTTCTTATTAACATTTTATATTTGTTCAAGAATATTTAAAAAGAAGAAAATATCATTGCCATATGAGAGACCTAATAATTTATGTGAGATTTGTAATGGAACTGGAAATGCTTTAAGTCCTCGAAGTGCTCATATAAAAGCAAAGATGAAATGTCTTGCATGTAAAGGTGAAGGTATTTTAAGAAAGTAATTCGCTGTATAACATATTCGATATTTAAACGAAAGAAAGCAAGGTGGTTATGTATTTTGACGAGGTTCTTGAAATAGCAAAAAAATTTAAATGTGACCATATTGATGATAATTTTTTAATTAATTCACAAATTTTTAAAATCAATGAAGTGTTACAGGGAGATAGTGAAGAAGAAAGAATCGCAAAAATAACAAAAAAACATGTAATAGAAATGTATGAACAAGTTTATAAAAAACCTATTTCTAAATTCGATACCTCGACTATTCCTTTAAGTCCATTGGTTAATGAAAAATTTAAATATTTTAATAACAGACCACCATATAATAATGTTTCCTTTTGCATTGGTTCACATGTTTATTGGGTAATATATGAGAATTATGATAATGCTAAAAATAACGAAAGAAGTGCAAGATTTACATTAATACCATTTGATATAATATGTCCTAAATTAAATATAAATTTTCCAGTAGCTTTTAATAATAAACTTAAAAATATGAATGCTAATAGTGATATTAAGATAGGTAGCGCAACATCACAGTATCAAGAATTATTTCCTTTACACATCGAAAGAATAGATTTTTATGAAATAAACGGTGAAATAAATTTAGCAGAAAGTTATATTAAAAAATTTAATGGTGATTCATGTCTACATTTTGGTGAACTCGAAATAGTAAAAAATCAGATGATAAATGATGTTCTTAAATTTATCAATCTTTTAAATTGTTCAAATATTGAATATATTAAAAGCGACCCTTATTCTTTTAATAAACAAAAATCTCGTAGAAAAAAAGGAAAATTGCCTTTACTTTCTTATAAAACTTTAGTAATTAATTCAAATAAATTTATTAAAATAACAGGCAATAAAAAGGAACCAATATATTCTAATCGAATTCATTTGTGCAGGGGTCATTTTAAAAACTTTACTACAAAATTATTGTTCGGAAAATACTCTGGTCTTTATTGGTGGCAGCCATCGGTTCGAGGAAATAATAAAGAAGGGGTTGTTATGAAACGATATGAGTGTAAAGGTGAATGTATTTTGAGAAAGTAGTTGACATTGTGATTGTTTCAAACTGATTCCAAAAGAAAGAAATAAAATTGAAGAAATTCAAGGTTTTGTTAATGACATGGGAGAATTCTTGGATCGATTTGATGCACTCACAGAAGCTTCAAGATGCAATCAACTTATTTGGAAACATGCCCCATATAATCAACTAATGTCTGAAGATTTATATTGACTTTTACTTTTGAATCCGGTATATTGTATTATCTTGTAGTCTAACTTTAACAGTATGGAGGTTGTATGGCAGATGGTACAGAAGCAATAACATCAGTAGCTCCGAAGCTTGAAGTTGCAGGTGCGTTTAGACAGTCCTTGACGAGGAATAACAAACAGATTCGTGATGATCGAGCAGTCGCAATCTGTGAAGACACACAGCTTGTTTACAAACGGAAGATCGAAGACCTCGAACTCTCTATCAAAAAGATGAAGAGGGAACAGGAAAACATGATCGATCTTTCTCCCACCACTGCACAGAGTCTGATTCTGGCAAGTGATTTCGACTCTGCTATATATGTCAACAAGGACACTGACCTTGGCGTGAAAATAAGAAACGCTGAGATCACTCTTGAAATTGCTCGTAACAGGTATGGATATCTTTTTGGTGCATGATATAAACTAATCAAATAAGATGGTGGAATAATCATAAATATTCCACCATCTCTACTAACTTAACATTGGAGGTATCTAATGGGTGGTAATACTTATAGCTTTAAAGGTTCTCTCGAAGAGCAAGCAGAGGCAATGGAAGCTTCTGAAACGACTCCTGTAGTTGTGGTTGACATGGTAGAAGCAATTCCTCAAGAAACAAAAAAGGACGGAGGTATCTAATGGGTGGTGGAACGTATTGTTCAACAGTTAGACTTGCAAGAGCTACCGACTTGGGATATTTCGATAAGCCTTCTTCTGAAATTTTTACACAGAGAAGTATCAACAACGCAATGAGTCCATACAACATTACCACACGAGAGTCAAGAGATTCTAAAGAGCATCCAAATTCTCTGGCTATTGTTTTGGCTCTTGACACAACAGGATCAATGGGTTCGATTCCAAATGCTCTTGTTAAAAACGGTCTCCCCGCAATAGTGTCCAATATCATTCAAAAAGGTATCACAGACCCACAGATTCTTTTTATGGGTGTTGGAGATCATGAAGTTGATAGTGCTCCGTTGCAGGTTGGTCAGTTTGAATCGAGCGATGAACTTCTTGACAAATGGCTTACTACCGTTTATCTCGAAGGTGGTGGTGGTGGAAATGCAGGGGAAAGCTATCTCTTGGCATGGTACTTCGCAGGTTTTAAAACAAGTATCGATTGCTTTGAGAAACGTAAACAAAAAGGTTTTCTCTTTACAATCGGAGATGAGCCGACTCTTTCAGATATTTCGGTGAATGCAATCAAGAAGATAATGGGAGACGGACAATATCAAACGTTCACCGCACTGGAATTACTTGATAAAGCTCGTGAATCATACCACGTTTTCCATGTTCATTTGAAAGAAACTGGTAGTGGTTCTCGTCAGTATGTCATTGATGGATGGAAACAGTTGATGCAGGATTCTTTGATTATTGCAGAACGGCATGATCAAGTTGCGAATCTGATTGCTGATAAAGTTATTGAGATTCAGAAGAATTATTTTAGCTCAGTAACTCCTACTGTCAATCCCTCATCTGACTCAACTCCTATAGATGGGATGATGCTGTGAAAGCTGTAATTGGTTTAGGGTTTGGTGATGAGGGGAAAGGGACTGTGGTTGCATTTCTTTCCTCTCAAAATCCATTAGCAACAGTTGTAAGATTTTCTGGAGGACATCAGGCAGGTCATACTGTTGTCAAGGATGGCGGCTTGCGTCATATCTTCTCGAATTTTGGATCGGGAACATTGACAGGAAATCGAACATACATATCAAAGTATTGTTTAGTATCTCCTGTCAATCTATGTAATGAACTTGTAGTTTTAAATCAAAAAGGTATTATTCCCACTATCACTATTGATGATGAGTGCATGATAACGACACCATATGATTTTTACTATAATCGAATGAACAAAGAAACACAACAGCATGGTACTTGTGGTATGGGAATAGGTTCTACAGTTGCGAGAAACGAGGCGCATTATACATTGACGTTTGCAGATTTAAAAATTCCAAGTATATTTAATATTAAGATGAATTTAATTCGTCAATATTATAAGTTTCCAGAACCATGTACGATTAAAAGTAAGTTTGATATGGAAGTGGAATCATTTAAATTAGCATGTGAAATTCTAGTCAACAAGATTCATGCTCCTATGAAAACTCATACTCATCCAAATGATATGATATTTGAAGGATCTCAGGGTCTTCTACTTGATCAGAACATAGGATTTTTCCCTCATGTAACAAGGTCTAATACTGGTTCAAAGAATATTACTGCAATAATGGGACATGTCCCTGAATACTGGTTAGTTACTAGAGCATATCAAACTCGTCATGGAAATGGCCCTATGACCAATACCGAAAAGAAATATAAAATAGAATCTAATCCTAATGAAACCAACATCACAAATGAATATCAAGGTGAGTTCAGACGGTCTATGCTTGATTTAGATCTATTAAAATATGGATTAGATAAAGATGAAAATATATGTAGAAATAACCTTGTGATAACTTGTATTGACCATCTTAAAGAAAACTATTCTTTTACTTATAATAACAAAATAGTTGTGTGTCCCACTAAAGAGAAATTTGCAAATGCTATTAAAGAAATTCTATTTTGTCTGAATGTTTATATAAGCGATAGCGAAGAATTCAAAAACATTCGTAAAGTAGGAAAATAAATGATAATAATTAATGAAAATTTCTCTGAATTCTGTGAGAACTGCAAAGTAGATTGTGGAGAAACAGGACATCATTATTGTCATCGAGAAGTTCAAGAAATGGATACTACATTGGATTCTGTCAAGCTATTTAAAATACTTCAATTATGTCAAGATACAGAGGGTTATATGTTGGAGAGTATAAAGCCTTGGGGCAAAGAAGAAAATGTTCTTAATGATTTCATCCGAGAGATATATAAAATTAGCCAAGGGGAAAAGCTGTGACTAAGGAAGATATTAAAAGAATTGAATTGCAAGCAGATGTTTCTTTTGCTAATGGTCAGATTATTGGAACTAAAGTTAAACAGGCAATTAAAAGATCCTCTATTTTTATATTTGTCATAGGTGCTTCGATTGTTGCTTCTGTATTGTTTTTTGTGTATGGATTTCTCGATCACAAACATAAGCCAACATTATAAATACTATTATAGCACAATAAAATTCTCAAAGGAAACGCAATGGATGATTTGATTCAGGTTGCGTTTGAAAACTTTTTGAAAGCACAAATCAAATATTTTGAAGAATCTAAGTGGTATGAAGGAGAAAAAAGGAATTCAGACCCCGGTGATAATTATCTCAATGAAGAAATAAATAAACAAGCAGAGACATTTAGAAGAAGATGGGAACGCTCACACTGTAAAGATTGCGCAATAAGTTGGAAGTGCGGCAACCTCTTAAAAACTCAATGTCCAGAATTTAGACCAATATGAAAAGATATTAGTACATGAAGGCGGTCAATACAAAAACAATTTATAAAGGCAACACATAATGAAAAAACTTCTTGTATGCGAGGGTGGTGGAGTAAAAGGTTATATGAGTTCCTTTGTTCTGAAAAGACTTGAAGAAGAACATGGAATGCTTGGTAGTTACTATGATCTTATGACAGGATCTTCAACAGGAGCTATATCAACTGCTCTTATATCTTCAATGCAATTAGACGCAAGTTCACTTAATTCTATGTATCCTGAAATGGTTAAGAGAGTCTTTGCGAAAACTTGGTATCCTCATCTTCCTCCGATTTATGATAGGAAAAATTTTGTAGCAGTATGGGAGCAATTGATAGATAAGAATTTTAAGATGAATGAATGCGCTTGTAAACTTATGATTACTTCTCTTAACTTATGCGATTCGATGACACATTTCTTTAAGTCATGGGAAAAAGTAGATGGCGAGACACCACTTATGGAAGCAGTAATAAAATCTGCATTATCTGCGCCACTCTACTTTGACCCTGTTGTTGATGAAGGAGATAAAGCAGTATGGAGTGATGGTGGTATGGGATATTATAATATGAATCTCGATACTGTTATTGTTGAATCTATTTTACAGGATTGGCTTAAAGAAGGAATAATGATTGATATTATTGGCTGTGGATACTCTTATAAAATATTCCCATTCGACAAAGTAAAGAAGTGGTCATTCATTAAAGAATTGTTTGATTACTTTCGTATGGATGATGGTGGAATAGCTCGATCAGTCGCTAAACAAGATCAGATTAGAAAGATGATGAAACTTGCCGATCATATCGAAATAAATTATAGATATTGGGATATAGCAATTCCTGAAAAGATTGACAAATTAGATGGTGTAAACTTCATTAAAGAATATGCAGAACTTGGAAAGAGAATGGCCGAGAAACCTTTATTGGAGAAATTATAATGGAAGCTAAAGAATATATCGAGAAACTAATTACAGAATCACAAACCGATTTAGATTATAAAGAACTCCAATATGA